GTATGCGTTGGTAAGTGCTGAAACTGTAATTGTGTTTGCTCCTACCGCTGTAATTACAACGTCCTCGCTTGCTACATCATCAAAAATAGTGACTTGCGTAAATGGTGTAAAACCATCAACACTAGCCACTTTTAAAGTAGTTGTTCCTATGATGACAGCCTCGATAATATCGGTAATAGCTGTGTCTAATTTGATTTTATTTGTGCTGCCATCGAGTGTATCTGCAAATGTTCCGCTGTTACCTGGTACACGGCCGTCTAGCTCCATTTGAATACGCATTCGTTCCAATTGACGGTACATCTCAATCATATAACGATAAGCATTAAAGATTCCCCACTCAAAGTTGTTTGCATACTCAGACATGTATGGAGTACCTTCTTCAATAACTTCACCAGTCACTGGATCAGTTGCATCATCATGCCATTCAGTACGCTCATAAGGATTTTTCTTAAAGTTTAGCGGTATTTCACCATTCATTTGGTTACTCATTTACTTTCACTTCCTTCGATTCGAGTTGGAGAGGAAATGCTATAACATAACCTTTCGAACCCTTCTGATAGTTCATTGTCTTTACGTACAATTCGCGGCCGTAACTATCGACTAAAGCAGCGCGTGTTACAAGGCCTTGTTCGGTTGACAATTTAACGTACTTTCTTAGCCCGAATTTCGTGCTAGTATGATAGATTTCTTTGTCATAGACAACGCCGTCTATTGTTACCTTTGCGCTTACTGTTAGGTTACTTAAAAACTGTTGTGTTAAATCAATCATTAATGGTTGTATTTCATTCAATTACTTGCACCCCCTGCTCTAAATCGTCCACAAATACGATTGTTCGTAACAAAGCCATAAATTTCATCCGACACTACTAAAATTTCTTTTCCTAAAGCCCCATGCGTTTCTGCAGTTTTAAAACGGCCGCATATTTTATAATTGATAGGCCATGCATAGGTGCCTGCATGTAGTACTAATAATTCATTTATTTCATTTAAAAAAATATAAATGCCTACTCCAGCAGTCTTGATCCTTTTGATTAATTCATCTGGAATGCTTTTAGCGGATGCGCGTATATTTAAAAGTAATGTTGCAGGCTCAAACTCTCTCCAACCTTCCTCAAAGCCAATGAAATCATTGCCCATATAGGCATCCATAATCTGATTCATCGTTTCAAGGTCTCCTTCGGATAGGTTAAGAACACATTGTACTTTAATCATTTTTCGGTATTCTTCATCATCCCAACTACCGCGTGAAATTCCTTCGTCTTTACCTAGTCTATCTAAGCCATAACCTTCTGCTTGATCTATATCCCAATATTTTAAAATGGTTTGCTGTATGGCTAAATTTTCAACACCATTTTCAGCAATGATTTTAAGTAACTTATAGTTATTGCTGTCCTTATCCCGAGCATATTGACGCGGCATACGATCCAACAGTGTTTGCAGTCTTTTATTAGGCAAGGTTCATCACCTCTACATTGGATTCGTCTGTTTCAGCAACTTCCGGAAATGCGATTAATACATTTTTTGATTCGTAACTTACTCCATCTGTTGAAAATTCTACGCTTACATCATCAATGCCCTCTACAGATAACACGCGTGCTTCTGCTTTAGCACATACAACGTCAGAACTCATACCAACACCGTTAAAGAGTGTACCGTTATATGTACCGCCAATGTATTTAACGATTTGAGCAATAACTAAATCATCACCATTCAAAGGATATTGTTTGTTCTTTTTAACATTTACTTTCACATAGACAGAGACGGTTGTAGCGCGTGTAAATCCAATTTCATGCAAAATACCTCTATTGTCTGTAAATGTGTATACAGTTGAGCCATGAGCACGAATGCCCCCACCTTTTTTTCTAAAGATGGCCATAGCCACATCCTCATCTAACCCACCTAATACGACAGTTTCTACAGAATGTGGTGGGCGCCCTTCTGCATCTACTTCATTTGTATCATTTTCAATTGCTATAGCAGCACGAACACCCTCTACTTCTTCAAGAACGTTCGCTTCAATTGACTCAATACGTCTTGATCCTAATTTCCCCAATGATTCGTAATAACGGTCTTGTAATTCTTCGTCTGTTTCTTCATCCTGACCATTAAAAAAAGCACCAGGATTCGTCACCGAATTGATGCCATTCTGTGGATTTACAATTATTGATATATCACCCGGCTCTACGTTACCTATCGCTCCATATTCAAGTGCTTCTACTGTAGTACGGTAATTACCATCTTCTACAGCTTGAACATCCTCTAAAGCTTTAAAATACACATTATACGGCGTTTTAAATAAATCACCTGTATTAACCTTTGTACCTTTATTTAAATTCAAAATTACTGCTCCGCTGGATTTTAGCCAACGTTTACGAGTAATTACCCTTATTACATTAGTTTCTAATGAAGCACCTTCACTAGTATCAACAAAACGTGCATTGTAAACTTGCTCAAGTTCCTCGTTATCTTCTGCTCGTTGCTGTGCCTGTAAATAAATCATTTTTCCAAGGGGCGTATTATCGGTTAAATCCACATCCTCACCAAATAATTCGCGGCCCATTTCTTGGATTTCGGGCAAATAGTCTACTGTTCGTTTGCGTTTAAACCCAAATCTGGTTAACAACAGTATCACCCCCTATTTCGCTACCACCTGTCGTACGAGCTTTAAAATAAATGGTTAAATGGCGTTTAATTCTATTGAAATCGTATTCCACACTCAATACCTCGGCTATACGTGGCTCTTGATACAAACAATCATGCATTGCCTGTACAATTTGTTTTTTATTCGGTAGTTTTTGTTCAATTACAGACCTACGGAAACCGTGGTTATCATCAAACATCCATTCACCTACCCTAGTACGTAATAAATGTTTTAGATTCTGAATTAGTTGGTCATCTCCATAAACTAATTCATTTAATACCCAATCACCGTTGTCATTATATTTAAGTGTATGCATCTCTTACCCCCTACACTAAATCTACAGTTAAATCCTCACCGTTAGCGGTTATCGTTTTACCAATTAATTCGATGTCATCAGCTTCTACTTTAAATTTCGATGATTTTACACTTATTTCACCAGCTTCATTAATAACAATTTTTGTAGTAAAGTCCTTTGTTCCGATAACTAAATCATCAGGATGTTCATTTTGTATAGGCTTAGTGAAATAGTTAATGCCTCCGATAATTAGCGCATCATTCGCACTAAACGCTCGACTTGCAGCTTTACCGCCACCAAACATCAATGGATCAATATCCGCTTGGGAACATGCTACTAAAACGGTATCACCTTTTTTATATGGCACTTGAATTATGAATTGCCCCGTTTGATGAAATGCTATAGGTACATCCAAAATAGGCGTGGCTTCTGAATCATTTAATGGTTGAACATCAGCTTTCAATAAATTCATATCAACTTCGAGTATCTCGCAAATTAAACATGTGTTGATATTCTCTAAACTTTCTTGAATATTATCACTTACGAATTGTGTCATTGATGTTTTGGTCATACCGGTACCACCTCGCACTCCGTGTAATATTCTGTTCCGGATGTATCTACCTTGTGTTCGCCTTTAGACACTCGAAAAACCCCATTAACCTTTCTAGACGTCAATTTTATAATTACGTCTGTGGTGATTTTATGGTTTAACAACATTTTTATTTTGTAGCCTTTCAGCTTTTTCTTAGAAGTCGTTGTTTTGGACTTTTTCTCATCCTTTACCTCTTCTTCGATTTCTTCTGGTTCATCAATTAAGCCCGTATTCTTTGATATATCAAGACCTAACTTATCGCCTTTGGAACGATCTCGCACATATATACGCCCTTTATTGATATGCAATTTCGCCTCACAATCCTTCGCAATTTCAGATACAAGTATCTTAATTTTGCCATTAAGCGCTTTGCCTGAACGATAAATAAAATCCACTGGTAAATCTATATCTCCAATTGCAAGACCTGCATCAAGAGCAAGTTCCCTTAATATTAAAGACGCAGGTGTATTCCTTCCGTATGTCCTTTTAATAACGCCTTGGGTATAGTCTAAAGTGCAATCGATGCATTTAAACGTTGTTATTTTGTCTAGACCTTCCCACTTCGTTTCCTTTTTCTTTAGAGTGCCACTAAAAATCACACCGTTATCATCAACATAACCAGCGCTTAAAATAGCTGCCTTATTAGTAGTAATGGCATTGATTGTTTCGTCTTTTAAGTTGTATACCTGGATGTCGATTGTATCTACCTTTTCGTCATCTCCAAAAGGTACGCTAAATTTGATAGTGAGAGGAGCTGTAATTTCTCGGCCACCGACTAAAAAAGTCGTTTTACGCATGTATAAGTTACTCAATTAATTCACCTACATATAAAAAGACCGTCTCATTCAAGTTGTTGAAAGTAATTCTATCAGCAACTCCAGCCCGGTCTTTCGGTATTATATTTACTTTAGGTAAATCTAAATTTACACGATTCCGGAATAACGGACGGTTTAATATTAGCTTTTCGCCAATCACAAGGACTTCATCCTCTTTAAAAAGATCGACTGTAAAGAAATCGTGAGCTCGATTGTAATTAAATTCTAATTCAAATACTTCCCCGCCTAAATCGATTTCCATTGAATAAGGAATTTCGTCTTTATTTACATCAATATATTCTTCAAAATCAATCATATTGGTATCGAGCCCCCTTTTCTAATTTCCTTAGTTTTTGCTGGTGGATTGTATTTCTGTTTGGTTGTCTTAGATGATGAGGTTTGAGTTTTCTTAGTTTGCTGCCGTCCTTTTTTGGTAACTGCTTTTGTCTGTTGTTTAACCGGAACAGAAACGCTAATGTACTTCGCTACAGTTGCAACTTTTATTTGTTTAAGCGTCATTGTAAAAGCATAGCCATCTTTTATTTTCGCCTCATAGTCACGGCTAAAATCAGTAATAACAACGTGTTTCAGAGATGTCATATAGTCAAAATCTATAATTTCACCTTTTTCTCTGTATCCACGTAGCTTTAATACCTTTTCTCCTGTTTCATCAAGAATTACCCCTGTAATAGAGATGGTGATAGGATTGCTTATCACATGATCTGTAATCTGTTCACCATCCTCAAGTGCATGGTCCGTTGTCGTTGACGTCTCGGGCATTGACACCTTTGTTATTACATCGATTAAAACATCTTTAATATATGGCACTCCTATCACCACCTAAATTGTTTGCATTTCTGTATCAAGAATATCGCTAATTGCTGCACGTACTTCCTTAGCAATATCGATTGGATTATTACCCGAGATTTGAAAGATAAATTGATTACCGCCACTATTATTAGTGGTATTATTTCCACCACTTAAAGGTTGAGGTATCGATGATGACGAACCCGAATTATTATCTAGATTCAATTCAGGCGTTCCTGAACTACCTTGACTTAAAATACCGGCGCGCCGTAATGTATTCGATTGGCTTGCTGTTAATACAGACTCATCTTTATGCAATTCTGCGACATAACCATCATATGGCACACGTTCAAGCCCCGTGGCATGGGAACCACTAATGAAATTACCTACCGCACCTGCTGCTTTACCAATAGTGCTACCAATGGACGATACCCATGCAGGCACTTTAAAATTGGTTATAGCATTTTTAAATCTATTAAAATTATTCGTTATCTTGTCCCAGTTTTTATAGATTGTAACGCCAGCTTTTATTAGCCCTCCGATAGGTCCTGCCAAAAAGGATAATATTGGGTTGTTATCGATTACTTGCCATAACGCTATAGCTTTCGTTTTTACAGTCTCCCAATTTTGATATAGCGCTACACCGCCAGCTATAAGCAAACCAACAGCAGTCGCTACCATACCGATTGGATTGGCCCTTAACGCAGTATTAAATCCTTGCGTGGCGATTGTAGAAACAATAGTGCTATTTTTATATAAATCTAGTGCTGTTTTTACGAATGTGATAGCTTTTAAAGCTGCAAAACCGCCAGCTATTCCAGCTAATCCTGAAATAACTAACTCCTTATTATCAATTACCCAGCCTAAACCTGTTTTAAATCCGTTAAAGGCTGTTTCTGCAACACCTATACCTGCCACGAATGTAGTTTTCATGGTGTCTGCAAAAGATGCTATTTGATCACTTGTTTCTTTAGGTAATCCAAAGTTTTGCCATAAGTCTGATACTTCACCAGTATCATACACCAAAGACATGATTGTTTCTTTTACTGTTCCAACAAAACCAACAACTCGATCTATTTTACTCACTAACTTGTCAGTATCAAGATTCTCCATCCATTGTGAAGCTGACATCATAGAATCTACAAATGGTTGTAATAACGGACCGCCAATTTTAGCTTTAAATTTAGTCCATGCCATTTTCATGTTACCCAACTGATTTTCATATGCATCAGCCTCATTTGCAGCTTGATGTAAAGCACCAGTAAGTAGGTTTCCATCTTCCACCATTTGCATTAAAGTATCTTGCTTCTGATATTCAGTTAAATCATTAAACTTTTTCCCG